TTGCTAAATCTCTTATACAATCTGCACAATGCTCAATTTTTTTACGAAAAGATTTATACATTGCTTCTTTTGCAAGATCATCTAATTCTGATACATATGTTAATATTTCTCGGGCTAAGTCAACTTCCTCTTTTTCAGTTAAATCTTCTTCCTCATGTTCTTCCTCTTCCTCATCTATTTCAGATTCAAAAGAATCCAACGGATCTAAAGGAATCGGATTCTTAATAAGACTTAACACTAATGGGCGAGTTAGTATTTCTTCATAAATAGTTTCTAAATCTTTTGCCATACATTACAAGTTTGCTAAAAATTTCTCTAAGGATTCTTTGATATAATCATTAATTGCGTCACGATGTCTGGAAGGATATTTCGATAATCTTTTTTCTAATTGATTGTAATTTTCTGCTACTCTACCATCATCAGAAATAATGTATTCTTTATTTTCTAATATCCCATTAACAAAAGCTGTAGACACTGACGGGTCAAAAACATTATCCACTAAAAGAATAATCGGATTAGATACAATATTATATCCATCATTACTTTCTGAAATTTGTCCTAAACATTTTGTACTTTTTCCGAATTTTACTCCATCATGTACTAATGATTCTAAAATTTTACCAGACGGCGTGGAAAGAATTAACGACTTACCAATATAATAATTTGGATTTTGTTTATCTCTTTCCAAGCTAACAATTTTATCTGCTAATTTTCCTAAATCTACATCTGGATTGCTACTATGATTTAATTCTCCTCCTCCACGATTTTCTTGAACATATTCTTTTATATATGTATCCACTGCGGGAATCATGTCTTTTTCTGGATACTTTCTTTTGTTCTTGTTACCCTCGTTCATCATTATATATTGACCACGAATAAAAACACGTTTTGGTTCGTCGTTATTTTTTTGTTCAAATGCAAATTCTAAATCGTAGTTGGGTTGTTCAACAATAAGTTTTCTACTAATAATCATATTTTTACTTATTGTTTTCAAAAGTATTTCCCATATACCGAACTATTAGGATTATCGAAATCTTCTTTTGCATCTGCATCAACATTGTGTGTAGCGTGCTCATCAATAACTGTAGGTTCCGGATCAATACTACTCTCCACTTTTCCATAAAAATCTGTATCCACAGGTCCGCCCAAGAATTTTTCTTGAGGAGCGCCCGGTTCATAAGAATTATCATATCTTTTCGCAGTGATTTTCCAAATATAATGTCCTCCCATAAAATCTGCGGGATTAATTGTGTCATGTTTTTCGGTAATTTCAAAAACCATTGGACTTTGTTTCATTGGTCGATCACAACTTGCATCATCTATTTGAAATAAATCACCTGCTAATGGAACTACACTTCCCCAAACATTTTGAAATGCTCTAATCGGAATGTATATGATTATATCTAAATCGCTCATTATACCAAATTTAGTTAAAAATGTGGTATAAGATTGCAAGTCAATTACTGCTTTCAACTTTCGTGGTCCACGATATTTAGCAGTTGGATTTTCTCCATATAAACTATTATCATTATCAGGATCATATCCGGTACTCCAATAAGAAATAGTCATGCCATAATTTTGTGCATAATTTTCAACCATTCCTCTATAATTATCTTTTACCAAAGAATTATTATCATTACAACGAGGAACATATGGATTATCGGATATTCCTATTTCAGAGTTTAAATCAGCGTTTTTATCTTTAGTATCAAAAGATGAATGTTTTTTTGGGTTAAAAAGAAATGGAACATCGTATGCCATACATTTATTTAACGATTTTGTGTTATCAACTTTATAATAGTTTTGCGATGATTCATTGGAAGTTTAAAGAAATGTTCAATTGCAGTCGCCCATAATTCACGGTCATTGGACATTCCATATTCATTAATCCATTCAACTAGTTTAGCTACCTGATTTCTAACATGATCCCACTTTTCATCACCTAAGTTGGAAGTTCTAGCGAGTTCGTACATATTTTCTATCTCCCTCTCTTTATGGGATATATCCCATAAAGAGTCGAATATTTTTTCAATTATATCTAAATTATAGTCTACAGTCGAAACATTATTATATAAATCGCTATAGGATTTTCCTTTAGTTCGAAAAGTCTCATTTGTTTTAGTTGCGTTTTGTAACATATACTCGTAGATATCCTCTGGAGGATTTTCGTGATATTCTGGATCAAACTCATTGATATCATCTGATATAGATTTATCAATAGCCTTCAATAATTTAGTACCTACCGTTTCATACAATTCTTTAGCAAGGTCTGCTAATTGTGTGCCATATTCTTGAATAGAAATCCGGTGATTTCCAGAACGGTGTTTATAGAATTTTACACAATCAATTACCAATTTTCGAAAATCTTCTTGAATATACTTTCGAATTTCATGTTCTCCAAATTTATTGGGATTATCATCTGGAGTTTGAAGACTTACTAAAGTTAGTTGATAGTTATCTTGAAAAATTTTTGCAGTGCTTCTAATTATAGAATTGTATAAATCATCATCATCTTTATTATTTAATATTCTATCACCAAAACCGCGTTTAGGTTGTTCATAATTTAAATTATTTCTGCCCTTATTCAAAAGATGAGTGTATAATTTATCTACCGCATCTTTAAATTGTTTAGAATTATTGAACATCCATACATGTGCCCATTCATGTACTAATATATCAGTGGTAAATTTATTAAACGGTAGTAGATGATTTAAATTTATTTTTAGATATTTTCTAGTTGTAGCATGTTTCCAATATTTTCCAGATTTGTTATGACCTTTGGGAACTCCTTTATGTCTGCCACCATATGCTAAACCTCCGGCATTACTCTCTGTCAAATCATCAATTACTACGTTTACATGCATTTTAGGAAATCCTATTTTAGATATTTCATTTCTTGCCTTGGTACACATTTCACCTATTTTCGATTTAATACTTCTGAAAAATTCCATATTGTATGTAGTGTCAGGTTTTTCTAAAATACTTTTAGAAATAAACACGGAGAACATTGGAAAATCGGCAAGATGCTCTATATATTTCGATTTTCTAAATGTAGCCTCTTCCACCACTGCTAGTTTATATAATTCTTCAAACTTCATATGATACTATTTATGTAAATATCTAATATGCAGGATTATAATTACAATTTCGAAATACGAACTCTTTTAACTCATTTTGCTGCTGCATTTAATGATGTTAAAATAAAAAGATTTGATGGAGAAAAATTTGAAAAAGAAATTATAAAAGTTCCGTTGACGTATGCACCAAAAAGTCACATCTTAAATGATATAATTGGTTTAACTGATACAATTCGTCTTCCTATAATTGCTGTAGAAATAACAAGTCAAGGCCGTGATAATGAACGAGTCAAGAATAAAATAGATGATTTAATTTATAAAAATAGTGACGGGAATTTTGTAAATTCGTCAGCAATTCCTTGGAACTTATCATTGACAATGACTATTCTAGCAAAGTATCAAGAAGATATGGATCAGATTATTCAGAATTTTGTTGTTAACAATGATCCATATGCAATTATTTCTTGGCAGGAACCAAAGTCTGGTAGAGAATTACGAACTGAAATTTTATGGGATGGCTCTATTTCTCTAGAATATCCCGGTAAACAACAAACTGCCAAAGATCCTCCATTCCGAATAACTGCCACAACCAATTTTACAGTAAAAGGATATTTATTTAAAACTAGCCAATCTAATTCTAAACCAATATGCTTGATCAATACTGATTATATTTTTACCGATAATTTCTTTTGTGATTACAATCAATTACAAGCATATACAACTGATTCAGAAAAAGACTTTTATACTCTTAGCGGAAAACCTATGGTTCGATATGTCACACCAAATTATCTAACAGAACGATCTAATCCTACAATAGTTATACAAGGATTCTGGTTGCAAAATACAGTTGGACTTTTTGTAAGCGGATCTAATCCAAATATGTATTCCTTAACTGAATATAAACCATTTTCCGGTGAAGATTCTTTCTTTGGTTATAGAATAGA